CCTCTCAGTGCTTCCGCAGGCCATGCACGGGCGTTCCCATTGAGCGACTTTGAACTCTCTGCTGAGGACGTATTTCGCGCCGCTGAACTGCTGGAGGCCCTCTCGGGCGAGGATGCGCTTGAGGGTGTCGACGCAACACCCTATCTCGCTGGCCATGTGGGTGTAGGTGTACTCGTGGTGATGCTGATGAAGCCAGCTTCTGTCTGCGTCACTCAGGTTGACGGTTTTGGGCACGGCTACCACCTCCTGCGTTGAAGGGTGGTGCAGGACCTCAGCCGGTTCCCGAGTCGAATCAGAAAAATAGAGTGAGGCCAAGCACCTACAGCGATAGTAGACACCTTGAGACACCTATTCAAGCACTGGGGTGTTGAAAGTTGCAGAGCCCCGTGTTAAAAAAGACGCGACTAAAGTCGCTCTTATTCGAGCGTCGTCGACCCCTCTTGGGGTCGCCGACGCGAAGAAAAAGATAAAAAGACTTGTTGGAGAGAAAGTCAGAATGACTTTCCTTAGTCTTTTTTAACATCATGCGAGAAATTTTATGAGCGAGCCCCGCTACATTGGCGTCGACCCAGGAATGTCCGGCGCCATCGTTGTCATGGACCAGTCGGCTGGATTCATCGACTACTGCCTTTGCCCCAAAACCGTCGTCGGCAAATCGAACCGCGTCGACGTCCCTTCCCTCGCCGCCTTTCTACGTGAGCAGGAAGACATCACTGGCGCTTTCATCGAGAAAGTTGGGGCAATGCCCGGACAGGGCGTCAGCTCCATGTTCTCTTTTGGCCACTCGGCTGGCGCGGCCGAAGGGTGCGTCGCTGCAATGGGCATACCGATCACTCATGTGACTCCTCAGTCCTGGAAGAAAAAGTTCTCTTTCGTGGGCAGCGACAAGGACGCTCCCCGCTCCAAAGCAGCGTTGCGCTACCCGGATGTCGATGTACTGAGGAAGAAAGGCAAAGGCCAAGCAGTCGCGGACGCCATATTCATCGCGCTGGCCGGGATGGGGTATTCGTTTTGAAGCCAGAAGAAAAAGCTGAGCGTTACCGGCAGTGGAAAGCAAGCAAAGAGACCGCTGAGCCGCTCATGAAGCCGGTTGCGGAGGAAGATAAACCGCCTCTACCTGAAGAGCCTGAAATGTCAGACGCAGAGGCGGTTCGAAGGCAGCGGAATCGAGAGCAGTACCCGGATATTGCCGCCTTTTACGATGACTGTCGGCGCTACTTCGGCGCCGACGTTGCCATCATTGATCTCAAAGAAGTCAAACCTCCAGCCAATCCTTGATGAGACGAGCCGGTCGTCTCAGGATGGCCGCGATGTTCTCTGGCTCCCATCCATCGAGGGCCATGTCCTTGGCCCGCTGCTTGGATGAGCGACTCGAGACGAGATATTGGTCGTTGGTATGATTGTTGTCGCCAAACCCGAGCCATTGAACCCGGTCATGCAAATCAGTCCACTCGCGCACCTTGCCGTATCGCGCTTCTACGACCATTCCAAGGCGCCCGTCAGTAGGTAGCTTCCCTTCCAACTGACTCCACACCGGCTGCTCATAATCGCCGTCATACAGACCTGCGTTTTGCTTGGCCGTCTGCTGGTCATCGAAGACCTGGGTGATCCTGATCTGCGTCTCGAGAACGGTAAGCTGGTTGGTGCTGCCTGCCTCACGGCCAATGCCGCTTTCCCCCGGCTTGTTGCTGTGATGCACAAGGATGACGGCCAGTCCGGCGTTTCTCAGGCGTGTAGCCAGCTTGTTGATCTGCGCCCACTCGTCGGCATTGTTTTCCTGCAACCCCGGATAGGCGCTTCTGATCGTGTCGAGAACGACCACGTCGGGTTCTGACCACTCGATCCAGCCCTGGAGGCGCTGGAGCCCCTCTTTCCGACGAAGATCAACGTCTGCATCGTCGACGAATGGCGTCCAGATGTTGAAACGATCCTGCGTATCTCCGTGGACGTTCCTCAGCTCCATGAGGCGTCGGGCGATGGTGCCCATACCCATTTCCCAGTCCATGTACAGCACACGGGCTGGTCTGGCTATCTCGTATGGCCCGAAATATTTCCGACCGCTGGCCAATGCTGCCATTGCATGCTGAACGAACAGGCTCTTGCCGTGGCCGGAGTACCCATAGACCTGAACGATGGTGCTTTTTGGAAGCCATGGCTCGATCAAGTATTCCTTGTTACCTGACTCCTCAAGGAGTTGTTCGGCATCCGCCATGCGGATGAGCCGCTTGCCCGTCGCTGGCTCAGATTGCTGAGCCTGGTGAACATAGGGCTTGTAGATGTAATTGCCTTCCTCGTCGAAGCGGTCGGGATGATTCCTGCGCTCCGCAATCTCCATCGACTCGCAGGTGGCCTCGAACTCGCTCTCTGGCAGGTTCTCATCGAAGAACTCACGCATGAAGGCATAGCCACGAAGCCTTAGATCAGGGCCAAAGTAGCCTTCAAGGATGGACTCGCTGATGTAGCGCATGACGCGCTCGTTGCGCCCGTTGCCGAGTCCCGTCGGGATCGACATGGTGCGGGGGAAGTTTTCGCGGACGAAGTGCGCCGTCCGATCCCACTCACTGAGAAACTCGTCGATGGCCTCGAATCCGCTCAGATCGAGATCGGAGAAGTGGAAATCGTTGTTCGGGTCGCGCTCGTGGAGCGTGGGCCGCCAGTCCTCCCATAGCGGCATGTCGTCGTAGTCGAGCGCAGTCGTGTCGTAGTCCCACGAGTAGTTGTTCGACGGCGGGAGCAGCGCATAACTACCGTCGCCCCGGAAATCCAGCCCCTGTATGCGAGGCCAGTCTGCGCCGCGACTGTTGATCCCCGCTCGTGGACCGCGACGAATCCCGTCACGCGGGTGACGAAAGTATAGGTGACTACCCCGCTTGGTTTTCGCCCTGATCCATGAGCGCATACCGGCATCGAAAGCGGCATGCTCGGCGTCTTCATTGTCGCAGTCCACGACGACTACACCGGATATGGCGCCGGTGACGAGCGCAATGTCGTAATCAGGCCATTTGGTCCACCACTCCTCTACTTCCTCCTCAGTGGGCTGGCGCTCCTGGAATTCTTTCCATGCAATCGCTGGCCGCTTGCCCTCCGGTTTGATCGGGATAACCGACCAGCCGCGTTCCAGATACTCATGCGCTGCGTCTAGCTTGCTTGTCATTTGTCACCTCAAAGTAAGCGTCAATATCTACCTGTGGATAGGCGGTCTTGATTTGCTCGAGGACCCGGCCGGAAATGTACTTACGTCTGATCCAGCCATAAGGAGCTGTCCGTGGGACGCCGATTGACTTGGCCAGATGTGAAGCACCGCCCAGGTCCTCGACCAATGCTTCGATGTTGATTCGGTATTCCACCACTCGCTCCTGAACGGGTTGCGTCTCTAGGTGTATGGTGTACGATACACCCAATGACACCTCACTGACACCCTCAACTAAGGAGGAACGATGGTTGATGAAACCGACCCGTGGCGACTTTTCTCATCCGCTAGCCGAAGCAAAGAGCCTGCTGAAAGCGAGTCAGACGACTCAATCGAGTCCCGTATTGAACGCTTGGCTCAGGAATATGCAGAACTTGAGAAGCACCGAGCGGCGATTGTTGAACGCATGGGCTTCCTCACGAGTGAGATTGCGCACTATGCGCCCGAAGACGCCGATGAGCACACTTGGAACACCGAAGCAGCAGATGTCTCGGTAGTTCGCGAGGAGCGCTGGACATGGAATCAGGGGGTGCTTCGCGAAATCCTCGGTTCTGATACCGGGCAATGGCCCTCGTACGTGAGGCGGACGCTTCATGTCGACAAGCGCGCATTCAAAAAGCTGGACGCTGAAGAACAGGAGCGTCTCAAGCCAGCCCTCACCAGAAATCTCCAGAAACCCAAGGTCAAGGTGAAGCCCAATGTTCAAAACGATGCAGACTAGCCATATCCAGCATCATGGCCCAACCAAGGTGTTGCTATACGCGCATCATGGCTATGGCAAGACGTTCCAGTGCCGTTACTACCAAGCCCGGTACGGAAAGGGTCTCATCCTTTCCGGCGAGTCGGGTTTGAAGTCCGTGGAAGACGTCGACATCGACTATGTGCCGTTCACCTCATGGGACGGGAAGCATGACCCGGACAATGGCGTGTTCTCGTTCCGGGGCATTATCAAGATGCTCAACTCCGAAGAATTTCGGGAAGCTGGCTACAAGTGGATTGCGATTGACTCACTGACGGAGCTCTCCGAACGGTTGGTCGAGCACCTCGAGCACGAATTCAAGGACGTGACCAACGCATTCGCCATGTGGGGTGAATACAACCGCATGATGATTGGCGCCCTCAAGTGGATTCGCGACATGGACATGCACGTCTATGTGACCTGTCTGGCGAAAGAGGAGAAGGACGCCAACGACGTGACTCAATACTGGCCGCTCGTTAAGGGCCAGGCAGTAGCCAAGCAGATCCCGGCGCTTTTCGATCACGTTCTCTGCGGCGTTCGTGTCACTGAAAAGACCAGCGAAGGCATCCCGAAGGTCAAGCGCTTTGTCGTTACAGACGAGGTTTCAGGCTGGCACGGGAAGGTTCGCGATCCACGCAACCGACTGAAACCGTATGAGCAGGTTCAGGACATCACCGAACTATTCGCCCGTATGGCTCGAGAGGACGAGCAGACGAGCACAAACACTACCGATGACAAGGAGACGCAGTAATGTCTGACTGGAACGGCTTTCCATCGCTCGATCTTTCCGGCGTCGAGGAAGACAAGGGGTATCGCCGCCTTGAACCCGGCGAGTACATCGTCAAATGCACTGAAGCGAAGGTTGAATCTGTTGGCGATACCTCCAACAAGAAACTGGTCGCTGAGTTTTCGGCTGACGATGGCAACATCCGCCATAACTTCAACATCCACCACTCCAACAGCCAGGCTCAGGAGATTGGCCTCCGCCAGCTCAAGACGTTTCTTGTGTCTTCAGGCCATCCCAACCCCGACAAGCCCGGCGACGTGACGTCGATGGTTGGCTTGACCTGCAAGGTCTACGTCGGGATGGGCAAGCCGTGGCGTGATCGGAATGGTGTCGAGCGTCAGAACGCGGAGATCAAGCGGTTTATGCCTGTAGGCGATGGTCAGGAGTCCGCTGGCGCCAGCGCGCCCAGCACTCAGGACCCGGATGACCGAATCCCGTTTTAACATCTGACTGTTCAAGGGGAGCATCGCGCTCCCCTTGAGGAGAATCCTCAGTGGACGCACAAGAAATCATCGAAGCAATCGACGATGGATACGAGCGTGAATCGGAAGGAAGGTCGAG